CAATGGATAGTGGTTGGAAGACTTGGAGAGCAAGTGTAAGAACTAAATGTAACTCTATGCAAACACAAATAGATAATGCTAGTGATGTTGATGCGTTAGTCGCTTTGTTTACTTACACAAAACAAGGTGATGGGAGCTATACAAGACCACTAGGCGAATTTCCAGTAAAGGAGTAACATGGTATTTCCAGTAGTAGGTGGAACACAAGATACAAGTTACGAAATAAGTAATTCACTTAGGTTTGAAGGAGGTGCGGCTACAGGTCTTGCACGATTTGGTAATAATTCAAGAAATGGTAATACATTTACAATTTCTGCTTGGATTAAAAGAGCTAAACTTGGAAGAACTGAATTATTTAACTCTAAAGTTGAAGACTCTGGTGTTAACTCCTTAGTAATCATGTTCGATAGTAATGATAAACTTTCTGTTATAGGACAACCTGCCTCTGGCACAGGTGCAGGTGGTAATAGAACTGCCGCTTTAACATCTGCTGTTTATAGAGATGTAAGTGCATGGTATCATGTAGTTTATAGACAAGATACAACTGATGGAACAGCAGGTAATAGGCATAGAATTTATGTAAATGGTGTTGAACAAACTCTTGGCACAAATGACGCTTTAGACCAAAACGTAGCATTTGCTTATTTTTATAATGCAAGTTCTTATCCGTTTGCAATAGCTAATGATGAAAGAGATAATAGTTATGGAAGCTTTTATATAGCTGAACATCATTATACCGATGGTGTATCAAATGGCCCAGATGCTTTTGGAAAAACAAATGCCAATGGTGTTTGGGTTCCTAAAGAATATACAGGCAGTCATGGTTCTTATGGTCATTACTTAAAATTTGAGCAATCTGGTGGTGGTTCTGGAACAACAGCAATAGGAGGACATGATTATACAACAGGTTCTTCTTCAACTATAGGTGCTGATTCATCTGGTAATGATAATCATTTTCATGTTCAAGGTTATGGCACAGAAGACAATACAACAGATACACCTACAAATAATTTTTGTACTTGGAATCCTTTGTATAAAAATTCTGCTAATCCTGCTTACACACCTAGTTCTATTTCTGAAGGTAATCTTAAACTTACATTACAAAATGACTCAGCAATGTTAGGAACAATGGGAGTATCAAAAGGTAAATGGTATTGGGAATATAAACTTGCAGAAAATACAGCAGACAATCAAGACTATCCTGTTTTTGGTTTTGCAACTAATAGTCATACATCATCAGCGGGTAATATGGTAGGCAGAGGAACATCAGCTACGCTTGGTGGAACTCCAAGAGGACAGTTAGGTAGTTCTCGTGTCAATGATGCTTTTGATGATGCTGGTTTATCTGCAAATGATATAATAGGTTTTTATCTAGACCTTGATAATGAAACATTAATATTATATAAAAATGGTTCTGATTGGATGGGTTCTGGTGCTACAAATGGTTTAGATTTTAGTAGTGCCTCATATTCTAATACACCAGATGGATTTTTTTATCCATTCGTTCAAAACAATGGACAAGAGATAATAGGTGACCAAGCAAACTTTGGCAATCCATCTTTTAGTATATCAAGCAGTAATGCAGATGCAAACGGATATGGAAGTTTTGAATATAATCCTACATTAAGTAGCACAAATTATTATGCACTATGCACGAAGAACTTAGCGGAGTTTGGATAATGGCCTATACAACAATAGACGACCCATCAGCATATTTTCATATACAGTTGTATACTGGTAATAATTTAACAACTCAGACCATTACAAACAATGCAAACGCTGGTGATTTTCAAGCTGATTGGCTATGGATTAAAAACAGAGATGATGTTGAACAACATCATTTAATGGATTCAAATAGAGGTGCCAATAAATTTTTGCACTCTAATGCAAGTGATGATGAGAGAGAAGGTTCATATAATGGTGGTCATAATGATATCAATGCTTTTGGCTCTAATGGATTTACAATAACAAGTAATGGCTCTGGCGATGAATTAAATTTTGGAACAAGAACCTATGTAGCGTGGCAATGGAAAGCTAATGGTGGAACAACAACAACAAATGATGCTTCAGCAACAAGTGTAGGTAGTTTAGATTCAGTTTATCAAGCAAATACAACAGCAGGATTTAGTATAGTTACTTATACTGGTGCAGGTGGTAATCAAACCATCGCTCATGGTTTGGGAGCAGTGCCATCAGTGATGATGATTAAAAGAAGAGATGATGCGGGAGATTGGACAGTTTATCATTCTACTCAAGGTGATGAAAAGTTTTTGAGATTAAATGCTAATAATGCTCTTGGAGACCAAGCAACATATTTTAATGATACAACTCCTACATCTACTGTTTTTACAGTAGGCAGTGCAGGAGATGTTAATACTTCTAGTGGAACTCATGTAGCTTATTGTTTTACAGATATACAAGGCTACAGTAAATTTGGTAGCTACACAGGTAATGGTAATACAGATGGTACATTTCTTTATTTAGGATTTAAACCTGCTCTTATAATAGTAAAAGCAACTGATACAGATAACTGGAGAATGTATGACCATAAAAGAGCAAACGCCCGTAATGTAATTGATGTAAGAATAATTGCTGATGATAATGCGGCTGAAAGTCAAGATGATAATGAATGTGATTTTTTAAGTAATGGTGTTAAATGGCGTTCAAGTAGTGGTGGTGTTAATTCAAGTGGACAAGAATATACCTACATGGCATGGGCAGAACATCCATTTGTTTCATCAAAAGGTGTACCAGTAACAGCGAGATAATATGTTATTAGGACACGGAGCAATAGGACAATTTGGAGTAGCAGAGGCTTTATCTGGCCTTGTTGTAAATGCAGGAACTGTTGAATTGACTTTAGGTCAAAGTGTTGCTACAAGTACAGGATCAGAAACCGTTACAGGTTCTGCGTCTTTTGCACTTACAACCGCTGGAGCACCTAGTTTTTCTTTAGGAACTGAGGTAGCAACAGGTGGTGCAACTGTATCACCGACTACAGCAGGACAAATAACAATCAGTCTTGGAGAAGAAACACCATTTGGTGAATCTTTCCAAAACTTAATTACATTATCAACTGGATCTCCAAACTTCTTTATATGGAGTGAGGTTGATGATTCACAGACAGTAACTTGGACCGACGTCGAACCGGGGTCCACGGACTAGGAGGCTAAATGGCATCAACATATTCAAGTACTTTGAATCTAGAGCTTCAGGCAAGTGGAGAGAACTCTGGAACTTGGGGTACAATTACAAATAACAATTTACAAAAAATAGAATCAGCAGTTAAAGGTTATGTATCTGTAGCAATTGCAAGTACATCAGATTCATTAAGCGCGACTGATGGTTCTACAACAGACGAACAAAGTAACGCAATCATCAAACTAACAGGCACGCTTACTGGTAACACTACCATGCAGTGTGAAGCTGTAGAGAACTGGTACATTGTTGATAACGCAGCAAGCATGGGTACCTATACGCTTGGTTTCAAACCAGCGGGAGGCACAGCAACTAATCTCGTATCGGGTTCAAAACATTTATTATACACAGACGGTTCTACAATGTTCGATGTATTGGATGATGCAGGAAACATCACGGCCAACGGAACATTAACGGTATCGGGTAACACATCTCTTGATGGTGGTTCTTTTGTTTTTAATGAATCATCAGCAGACGTTGACTTTAGAATTGAAGGTAACGGCGATGCAAACTTATTCTTTACAGATGCTGGTAATGATAGGGTTGGTATTAAAACTGCATCACCTTCAACAGAACTTCATGTCGTAGGTGGCATTAAAGCTACAGGCGGTATTGACTTTGATGGTGGTGGATTTACTTTTAACGACTCTGGTGCTTCAGTAGATTTTAGAGCAGAAACAAATACTTTAACACACGCTGTTTTTGTTGATGGCTCTGCTGACAAAATAGGTTTTGGCACATCGTCACCTACAAGTGCATTTGTCACTATAGATCAAGCAAGCTCATCAGCAGCAATAGCTTGTCTAACATTAGATCAAGGTGATGGAGATCAAGAGTTTATTCGATTTGATGGTTCAACTGCTTCTGATCAATCAGCGAGTTTAACAACAGACACAAGTGTAGGAAGTTTAACAGGACATATTAGAGTAAACATTAACGGCACAGATTTTTGGATACCATATTATGCCACTAACTAAACTACAAATAGCACCCGGTATTGATAAACAAAATACTGAATATGGTGCAGAAGGTAAATGGGTTGATTGCGATAACGTACGCTTTCGATATGGTTTACCAGAAAAGATTGGTGGTTGGACTAAAGTAACAAGTGATGCTCTCGTCGGCGCAACTAGAGCTATCCTTACATACTCAGCACTTAATGGTGTTAAGTATGCTATCTATGGTACAAACAAAAAACTGTATGCTTATTCAGAAAACAGCTATGGTGATATTACACCTACGCGTGCAACAGGAACCGGTAACATTACACAGTTTGGAACAACAGACGGTTCTTCTACTGTTACAGTAACAGACTCTAGCCACGGTGCATTGATTGGTGACTTTGTCACAATCGCAAGTGTAAGTGGTGCTGTAGGTGGCATATCTGCTGCTAACTTACAAGGTGAGTTTGAAATACTTACAGTTCCAACTTCTAATACATATACTATACAAGCTGGTGCGGCAGCATCCTCAACAGCAACAGGTGCTACAGCAAATGCTACATATCAAATAAATACTGGTGCGGCAGTATCATTATTTGGTTATGGTTGGGGTGCAGGTACATGGAGCACAAGCACATGGAATACAACAAGATCTGGTCTAACTGGTGCTGATGGCGTTTTGCTACAATCTGCAAAATGGGCACTTGATAACTGGGGTGAAGATGTATTAGCATTACAATTTGATGGTGGCTTATTTTATTGGGACACATCATCTGGATTATCTAGTAATTTAGCTAGTACAACAAATGTTTCTGGTGCACCAACAAAATCTAGATTTATGTTAGTATCTGGTGATGACAGACACGTTATTTGTTTTGGCACAGAAACAACTATAGGCACTACATCAACACAAGATAATATGTTTCTTCGTTGGTCTTCACAAGAAACAACAAACACATGGACACCAACGGCAACAAACACAGCAGGTTCTTTTAGATTGACAGACGGAAACCAAATTAATACAGCAGTTAGATCAAGAGGTGCGGTAATGATTTGGACAGATACTGCATTATATCAAATGCAATTTATTGGTGCTCCTCTTACTTTTGGTTTTAAACAAATAGGTTCAAACTGCGGCGCTGTTGGTATCAACGCGGCTGTTGATGTATCGGGTACATCATTCTGGATGAGTGATGATTCATTCTTCTTATATGATGGTGCTGTAAAAAAGATACCATGCTCTGTACAAGATCATGTGTTTGATAATATTAATCCAAATGCGAAACAAGATGTATTTTGTGCTGCAAACTCCGACTTTAACGAAGTTATGTGGTTTTATCCTTCTGCAAACTCAACACAAATAGATAAGATGGTTGCGTATAACTATGCAGAAAACTTATGGTATGTTGGCACACTAGCAAGAAGTTCATGGGCTGATAGCGGTGTATATGACAATCCATACGCTGCTGAGTTTGAAGCAGAAGATACAACAGCGAGCATATCTACAATTAATGGATTAAAAGCAGGACGCACTTTTGTATATCTACATGAGACCGGTGTAAACGATGATGGTGCTGCTATGTCTAATCACATTGAATCTGGTGATATTGATATTGCTGATGGTGATAATTTTATGTCTATATCTAGATTCATACCTGATTTTAAAAATCAAACAGGCACTGTTGATGTAGTATTAAAGACAAGACCATATCCTAGTGGCACACAAACAAGTCACGGATCATTTGATGTAACTACATCGACAACAAAAGTAGATACAAGAATACGAGGCAGACAAGTTGCTGTGCGTATATCAAGTGACGCTATTGATGATAAATGGCGATATGGTACAATGAGACTCGATATTAAACCAGACGGAATGAGAGGCGGATAATGTCAAAGATTACAACACCACGTCTACCAGATGCAACAGAAGAATATAGCAGAGAACAAGTATCTCAGCTTGTACAAACACTAGAACAAGTGATTTTTATTTTAAACAACACATATGTGCCAGACACACTTCGTCAAGATGACGAAAGGATATCTTGGTTTTTATCATCTTAAATGGCAAATGTTTATACAAATTACAAAGTAAAGTTGACTACTACCAACCTTACAACATTGTACACGGTTCCGTCAGAGACGACGGCAATTATTAAATCTCTTCGTGTAACGAATGTAGATGCTTCAAATGATTGCAACGTAGCTGCTACGGTTGTTGATTCTAGCGATGTAAGTTTTACGCTAGAAACAAACAGGAATGTTCAAAAAGGAACATCAGAGGAACTATTTAATAGTTACTCTTTTTCAACGTCTCCGGTTGTGTTAAAAGAATCGGAGGCCATAAAACTGCAAGCTCAAAATGCAAATGACTTGCATGCAATATTAAGTGTGTTAGAAATAACTAACACGTAAGGAGAAGATTATGCCGGGATATCATACCAAAAAAGATAAGAAAAAAGTAAAAAAAATGATGGGTGGAGGAATGATGTACAAAAAAGGTGGTACAACTAAATCTAAAATGAAAAAGAAAAAGTTGGCTGCTATGTACGGAGATCCTAAAAAAATAACTAGAGGCGACATCATTACTGCTGCTAAAAAGAAAAAAGGTAAAAAGTAATGGGTAAACTTTGTCCAAGAGGTAAAGCGGCGGCTAAACGTAAGTTTAAGGTTTATCCGTCCGCTTACGCAAACATGTACGCTTCTGCTGTTTGCTCTGGTAAAGTAACGCCGGGTGGTAAAAAGAAAAAGAAAAAGAAGATGGCTGACGGAGGCGAAGTTATTGACTTTAACAAAATATCACAAGGTAGAAAAAAAATATCTAGTTTTAAACAAGGAGGCATTGCAAAAGGTTGTGGTGCAGTCATGGATAAAAAACGAAAGGTGACGAAGTTTACGTAATGGCTAAAAAAGGTCTAAGAGCTTGGGTAAAAGAAAAGTGGGTTGATATAGGTGCACCCGACGGCAAAGGTGGTTACAAACCTTGTGGTCGAAGTAAAGGTGAAAAGCGTAAAGGCTATCCTAAATGTGTGCCCCTTGCTAAAGCAAGAGCAATGACCAAAGGCCAGAAACGTTCTGCTGTAGCACGTAAACGTGCAGCAGGGAACACGGGACCTAAACCTAAAAACGTAGCAACATTTACAAAAAGGAAAAAAAGTGGCAAGAAAAGAGGATAAACAACCACCTAAGACAAAGAAGTATTTTAGATCGACTAAGTCTGGTGCTGGTATGACTAAGGCTGGTGTTGCTCGTTATAGACGTGAGAACCCCGGTTCTAAACTAAAAACTGCTGTAACAGGCAAAGTAAAAAAAGGATCGAAAGCGGCTAAGAGACGTAAATCATATTGTGCGCGTAGTGCAGGACAAATGAAAAAGTTTCCAAAAGCAGCTAAAGACCCTAATTCTAGATTAAGACAGGCTAGAAGAAGATGGAAATGCTAATATTTTATTGCAAAAGGATAGGAAAATGAGTATAAAAAAGGATGAAAATGTGGTAGCGGGTAGTTCTACTCCGCCAGTTATACCAGTTGAGACTAGTGTAACAATCACTAACGCTAAAACAGGACAAGCGTATGCTGATGAAAACGAAGCAAAGGCCC